CCCGAAGGCGACGACGACGACCACGACCCCGGCTCGGGCGAATGGCATGAGGTGATGCGATGACCACCGCAACCGCACCCGCTCCCGCCAAGCGGCTCCAGGACCGCGTCCCCATCGACGAGATCACCGCTGACGCGCGCAAGGCCGAACCGGGCCGGGCGGTGCTCTGGCTGATCGGCGGCTTCCTGTACGCGACCGGCTTCGTGATCGCGAAGACGTTCGCGGTGCTGTGGCTGTCGGCGGCGTGGTGTTTCAGCGCGGCGAAGATGGGCTGGCGGCAGGCGCGGGGCGAGCCGCTGAACCAGCCGTCACTCGACGACGTCATGCGGGAAAACGCGATGCTGCGGGCCGAACTCCAGCGAGTGTCCTAGTCTTACGACAGGGCTGGTAGCCAGTCCATAAGTGCGGGAAGGGGGTGGTGCCCACCATGAGCCTCGTTGACCGGATTGCCGCTGAGTACCGGACTATCGGGGGAGTTTTATGGATTTGACTCCCCTGGCAGCCCTGGCGATTAAGCCCGCAACCCGTACTGGCGCTTCTTACTAGTTCAATATCGGAGGCCCTGTTTTAGGTCCACCCTTCTCGTGAGATCCAGGGCCAGGAATCGGTCCTGGGCCTCAGCGCGGTTTACGGCTGCGTCCGATACATCTCCGACCAGGTCGCGTCGATGCCGATCAAGGTGTACGCGCAGCGCCCGGACGGCACCGCCCGCCGCGTCTACTCATCGCCGCTCCTGGGGAACGACGTGGCGGGCGGTGGCCCCCAGGTCCCCGGCGAGTCGCGGTATGACTGGATGTTCGCGGGGACGGCGGCGGCGATGCTGCACGGCACGTCCTGGGGCCTGGTGACCAACCGGTCGGGGATCCCCGGCCCGGACGGGCTGGGCTTGCCGACGGGGATCGCGTGGCTGCCGCCCGAGCGCATGGACGTGCAGGACGACGAGATGGTCCCCGAGGACCCGCGCCGTGCCCGGATCTACTACAACGGCCGGCTGATGGATCATTCGGAGCTGGTGAAGCTGAAGGCGTTCAGCGTTCCCGGGCGGACGGCGGGGATCTCGCCGATCATGGCGTTCGCGACGCTGATCGCGCAGGGCCTGGAGGCTTTGGACTATTCGCATTCGTGGTTCACCGGGGGCGGTTTCCCGACCGGCACGTTCCAGAACATCAACGAGGAAATCGACGAGCAGCAGGCCCGGCAGATCCGCACCCGGCTGACCGACACGATCCGGCTGCACATGCCGCTGGTGTTCGGCCGGGACTGGGAGTTCAAGGCGCTGAGCGTCCCCCCGAACGAGGCGATCTTCATTCAGGGGATGCAGCTCAACGCGACGCAGATCGCCGCGATCTACGGGGTGAACCCGGTCCGCGTGGGCGGCACCAGGGCGGAGGGCCTGTCGTATTCGAACGTGACGCAGGACCAGCTTGAGGAGCTGCAGTCCACGCTGCACCCGTGGCTGACCCGGTGGGAGAACTTCCTGACCAGCCTGCTGCCCTCGACGCAGTACGTGAAGTTCGACACCGACGCGCTGCTGCGCATGGACCCGCATACCCGTAACACGGTGTACCAGATCCAGCGGAACATCGGCACGCTGACCGCGAACGAGGCCAGGGAGTTCGACGACCGGCCGTCGCTGGGCGCGATCGGTGACGACCCGCTGCCGCTGCCGGTGCTGGAGCGCATGGCGTCCACGACGCGGACGATCCCGAAGACCATCGTGCCGCTGATCGACTTCGAGGCCGACCACATCGCGCAGACGATCGAGGAACTGGAGACCGAGCATCCCGAGCTGGTCAACCCGCAGTCCGTGGGCAACCCGCCGTTGCAGCTAACCCCGGAGACTTACCTGGGCCGGCTGATGACGCAGGTCCGCTCGGCGGGCGGGGTGACGCCGGCGTTCCCGCTGCCTGAGCAGCCCACCGCCCACCACATGATCATCGCGCACCGTATTGACAACATGAACAACACGCTGCAGCACGCCAAGCAGCGGGCCGCCGAGGCCAGCAAGGTCTGCGGCGACAACACCCTGCGCCGCTACCACCTCGGGCACGTGATCAGGGCACTGGACGACGCCAAGTCCGAATGCAACGACCTGTCCCGGGCGCTGCCCGGCGAGTACGACGGCGAGGCGAAGGAACTGGCGGCGGTGCAGAAGTCGGCGACGCTGCGGGGCAAGGCGCTGAACGGCCAGCAGAAGATGGCGACGTTCGCTCACCTGCTGGACAGCGTCGCGCACAACATCGCCCATTCGCAGCGGCACGCCGAATCGGCGTCGGGTGACCGTTCGGCGGCTGAAGCCGGGTTCGACATGGAGCACCTGCACACGCACCTGGACGCGTCGCTGGAACACGCGGTGAAACTGGCCAAGCACGTCCGCGACAACTACCCGGCCGAGTGGAAGTACCTGGCCAAGCTCCAGGACGACCGGCTGCCCGGCGCCGCGCGGTCAGCAGGCATGCGGGTGGGGGACCGGGAACGGAACCTGGCCCGGCGGATGCTGGCCGACCACGGCGCGGCGGGGCGGCTGCGCCAGGCCGAGGCTGACATGCGGTCTGCTGCTGCTGGCGAGGCCGTTACCCTGGGCGACCTTGCTAAGCTGTTCGCAGATTTGCCGGTGATTGAGATGGCCGCCTCGCGCGCACCGGAAGAGGACCGTAGCCAGGAGCCCCCGCTCCTGTTCGGCCCGGCCGCGATGGCCTTGCTGCACGGCAGGGCGATGAACGACGAGGCGGCGCTGGCCGCCACTAACGGCAAGGGGCATTAGGGTGGCCGAACTCACCGCTCAGACTGAAAACGACTTGCCGGACAGTGCTTTCGCCCATATCGAGGACGGCGGGACGAAGGACAAAGAGGGCAAGACGGTTCCCCGGTCGCTGCGCCATTTCCCTGTCCACGACGCCGCTCATGTGCGGAATGCCCTGGCCCGTGCCAGTTCGTCCCCGTTCGGGGAGAAGGCGATGGGGAAGATCAAGGCCGCCGCGAAGCGGTTCGGCGTGCACGTCGGCGAGAACAGCCCCCAGTACAACTTCGAGCGCCGCGAGCTGCGGATCACCAGCCAGTACCGCGACTTCGACAAGCCGATCGAGTTCCGCGACCAGGGCGACGGGCGCAAGTGGATCGGCGGCTACGCCACCGTGTTCATCCCCCGCGAGTCCCGCAACCTCGGCGGGTTCACCGAGCGCGTCAGCCCCGAGCTGTTCCACGTGGTCTCCGCGCAGGGCTGGCGCAACACCGACGGTACCCACCCGGTGTGCCGGTTCAACCACGACTCGAACATGATCCTGGGCACGCAGGAAGCGGACACGCTGCGCCTGGGCACCGACCGGGTCGGCGTCGATTACGTCGTCAACCCGCCCGAGGCCCGCGCCGACATCGTCGAGCTGGTGCAGCGCCGCGACATCCGTTACAGCTCGTTCGGGTTCCGCGTCCACGAAGGCGGCGACGAATGGGAATGGCGCGACGGCCTGGCCCGGCGCACCCTGCACTCGGCGGACTGCATCGACGTGAGCCCGGTGCTGGCCCCCGGTTACATGGACACCACGGCGATGATGAGAGCGTTCGACGCGGCGCTGTTCTCGATCGCTGACTTCGTGCAGGCCGAGGTGGAAGAGGTGCGGTCGTACGCGCAGAACGACGAGCTGCGCAAGTTCTTCGTCCGGTCCGACAAGCCCACGCTCCCGGCGGCCGGGCCACGGCAGGGCCTGTTCGGCCCGGCGGCGATGGCGCAGATCCTGGTGCGTCGCCGTGACCAGTGGGATTCGGAGATGGCGGAGTTAAGGGTATAGTTCGCTTCAGGACGGCGTAGGCCAGGCCGTCTGAGGGCCGCAGGACCGCTGAGCCGGTCACCTGGCTGGAGCCCGCCAGGGATTCCTATCCCTACGCGGGCTGACCAGGAGGCCAGGAATGCCCAGCGAAGTTACCAAGCGGCTGCGTGACCGGCGTCTGAACGTCTGGGAAGAGTGCAAGGCCATCGCCGACGTGGCGGCCACCGAGAACCGGAACTTCTCTGCCGAAGAGCAGGGGAAGTGGGAAGTTCTCAACGAGGAAATGGACACCCTCGACAAGCGCATCAAGGCTGCGCTGGACGCCGAGCAGCGGTCCGCTGAGGCTGACCTGGCGTTCTCCCGGCTGCACGCCGACGCTGAGGGCAAGAAGATCGCCAAGCAGCCTGAGTACGCGAAGCTGAACGAGGAACTGCGCACGTTCCTGCGCGGCGAGCACGCCCGCAAGTTCCTGGAGTTCACCAAGCCTGAGGCGTCGCGGATCAACTGGAACTACGGGCCGGTCAACCTGCCCGAGGTCCGCAAGGCCGAGACTGAGTGGCGTACCCTGTCCACTTCCGCTGGCGGCGTCGGCGGCAACCTGGTCCCGACCGACTTCTACGACCAGCTCATCGCACATTTGATCGAGGTCAGCGGCATTCTGCAGACCGGCCCGACCGTGCTCAACACTGCTGGCGGCGAGACGCTGCAGATCCCGCGTACCACGGTCCACTCGACCGCTGCGTCGGCTGCGCAGGGCGGCGCGATCAACGAGTCCGACCCGACGTTCGCGCTGACCACCCTGTCGGCGTACAAGTACGGGATCTTGCTGCAGGTCGCGCGTGAGCTGCTCGACGACTCCGGGGTGGACCTGGTCGGCTACCTGGCCATGCAGTCCGGCCGGGCGCTGGGCAACAAGTTCGGCTCCGACCTGGTCACCGGCACCGGCGCGTCGCTGCAGCCGAACGGGCTGCTCGCGGTCGCGACGACCGGCGTGACCGGGCTGGGCGCGACGCCGACGTCGGCGGAGTACACGGGCCTGGTGAACCTCGAATACTCGGTGATCGCCCCGTACCGTCAGTCACGGTCGTGTTACTGGCTGGCTGCTGACCACACGGTCGGGAACTTCCGGCTGATCACCGACTCGACGGGCCGGCCGATCTGGGAGCCGTCGATGGTCCTGGGGTCGCCTGACCTGCTGCTGGGCAAGCCGATCGTGGCTGACCCGTTCATGCCGGCGCAGGCGCCGACGGGGAACAAGTGCATCGCGTTCGGGGACTTCAGCCAGTTCTTCGTCCGCATCGTCGGCCCGGTCCGGTTCGAGCGGTCCGATGACTACCTGTTCGGGTCGGACCTGGTCGCGTTCCGGGCGCTGATCCGTGGTGACGGCACCCTGATCGACACGACCGGGGCGATCAAGCTGGGCGTGAGCTAGCGCCGGGAGGGCTGCATGGCGACGTACAACAGCAACAAGGTCAACCAGCCGGGCCAGTACCCGACGATGGCCTGGGACGAGTTCGGCCTGCCCCAGCAGAACTTCGGCTCGGGCGCGGCGGGCACGTCGCCGCCGTCCACGGCCGAAGACCAGGGCAGCACGAACCTGCCCGGCCAGTACCCGGCCCGCGACGACTTCACCGGGGTGCCGTACAGCCTCGGCGGCGCAGCCGGGACTGGCGCCCCCGGGTCGGCGGGCGCGCCGTATGACGGCACGGGCGGCAAGGACTCGGTCACCTACCAGCTCCCCACCCTGTACAAGGGGCAGCGCGACGAAGGGTCCTACGACGACCCGTCCGGGAAGATGGGTTACGCCCAGGACACCGCGCAGGGCAACGTCAACGGCAAGGGCGACTGGACGCAGGCCAACATGGCGGGCTACCAGGCCGACGACCGGCTCCAGATGCCGGGCGTGGCGGGGAACACGCCCGCCCCCGGGGACCAGGACCGGTTCCAGACCGACGCCACCCCGGCCGGCAGTTCGGGTCACATCATGTACGGCGGTTTCCTCAACGGCCGCCGTCCCGCCACGAACCGGCACCCCGGGTTCTCGGGGCCTGGCACGTAGGAGGCCGCCTTGCAGGATCTGACCGGCAGGTACGGCACCCCCCTGTGCCCGTCGTCGATGAGCGCAGGTAACACGCAGAAGAACGAGCGGACCCCGGAGATCGAGCACACGGCCCGGGGGTCGGTGTCGATTGTGCCGCCGTCGCCGACCGCTGACCAGGTCGTGGAGATCCCGTCGAACAGCGACGAGCACATCCCGCTGCCGTTCGCGGGGATCAAGGGCAACCCGGGCCGGGCGCAGCGGCCGGGACCGGATGGCACGACAGTCGCCTGGCGGGTGAACTGGCCGGGCGGGGAGGGCTGGGTTCAGACGCCATGAAGTCCGTCGATCCTCCGCAGATGGCCAACTGGGGTCACGTCGGGCTGCCGTTCTCCGGGAACGTGTCCGGGAAGGTGACCAGCCCCTTCCCGAACCCGACCAACCCGGACAAGCCGCCGTTCGGCACCGTGCCGTTCCCCGACCACGTCCAGTCCGACGTGTGGCAGACCAGCTACTATGACCCCCGCAGCAACGCCGACATGAGCGTCTACTCCAAGCGCCCGTCGGGACCGGTGAGCCTGGAAACCGGGAAGCTGACCGGAGACGGGTTCCACGCCGAGGGCGGCGGCACCCACTGGCACCAGGTTTAGGAGGCCACGATGCCACAGCCCGTACCTGCCCCGGTCACCTCGACCCCCGGGGTGCCCGGCCAGCCCTACAGCGTGACCAGCGACAACACCGCGCCGTGGCGCAAGCTGGAAGCCAACGCGGGGGCCGCTGACATCAACACCGGCCGGCCGACCGGTGACCATTTCGCGGCGGCCGAACGGCAAGGGGTGTCCAGCACGGGCAAGTGGGTACAAGCCTGACCATGTGGACCCTCAACGCCCACGGCCACTCGGGCAGCGAGGACGACGAGCGCAAGCTGGTCGCCGAGCTGACCAGGGTGCTGACCAAGTTCAGGGCGATCTCGTCGGGGTTCGTCGGCGAGTACCACCGGGGACCGGTCCACGGCCTGCCCGCAGCCGCGCCGAAGGCAGCGAAGACGGCGTCTGAAGACGCGCAGGAGTAGCATCGGCGCATGCACCTGGAGTGGCATCCCAGCACCGACCTGCCCGGAGAGCCGATCCTGACGTCCGTCACGCCGGGCGAATCCGCTGAGCTGCGCAAGCTGGCCGCCGGCCGGCGGGTCCTGGAGATCGGTTCCGCGCACGGCTACTCGGCGGTAGTGATGGCCCTGGCGGGCGCGGAGCACATCGTGGCCGTGGACGACCATTCCGGGACGACCTGGCTCGGGGACACGCTCGGGGTGATGCAAGCCAACCTGCGCAAATACCAGGTCCGCGACAAGGTCTCCATCCGGCAGGGCAACAGCATGGCCGTCCTCCCGGAGCTGCGCGCGGACGAGGCCCGGTTCGGGTTCATCCTCATCGACGGCGACCACCGCCTCGACGGCGCGATGGCCGACATCGGCAACGCCCTGGGAATGCTGGAACCGGACGGGACGATCGCGGTGCACGACTTCCTGGAGCACTGCTGCTGCCCGGACGTCATGTTCGCGGTCAACCGCCTCGTCGCGGGCGGCCCCGGCTACGTCGTGGACACGCTGGCGGTGATCAAGCCGTGAAGGTGCTGGTCACCGGGTCGCGGGGGTTCATCGGCAGCCGGGTGTGCGACGAGCTGCTGATCGCAGGCCACGACCCCGTGGAGTTTGACCGGCCGTTCGACATACGCGACCAGTCGTGCCTGGACGCGTTCGGCGACGTGGCCGCCGTGATCAACCTGGCCGGGCAGCTCGGCACCGAGGAACTGCTGGGCGCGGAATACCAGGCCGCTGAGGTGAACATCCTCGGCGCGGTCAGGGTCTACGACTGGGCGGCGGCGCTGGGCATCCCGGTGGTGCAGATCGGCACCGGGCATAAGGGCCAGCCCAACCCGTACGCGATCACGAAAGGGTGCGCGGAGGATCTGGCGCTGGCCCGTGCCCGGTGGCTGGGCCAGGAAATCGCCGTGGTCCGCGCCTACCACGTGTACGGCCCCGGCCAGAAACCCCCGCCGCCGTGGGGGCCGTCCAGCGTGCGCAAGTTCTTCCCCACCCTGGCGTGCCAGGCGCTGGCCGGGCTGCCGCTGGAGTTGTGCAACGGCGGCCAGCAGCTCATCGACCCGGTGTACGTCGATGACGTGGCAGCGGTGCTGGCCGCCGCGATCAGCGGCCCGTACGGCGAGGTGACCGAGGCCGGGACGGGGAAGGAACTGAGCGTCGCGCAGGCGGCTAAGGACATCGCGGCAGCGGCGGGAGCAGCGTACCCGTTCACCAGCGTCACCGTCACCCGGGCGGGTGAGCCTGAGGGCGCGCGGGTGGTCGCTGACATGCCCGTGTGCCCGAACCCGTGGCCGTACATGGTCACCGAAACCGTGGAATGGTACCGGCATTGGCTGGCAACCCTCTGGTATCGGTGATCACGCCGACCTGGTGCCGGCCGAAAGCCGTGCAGCGGGCGATCCAGTCGGTGCGTGACCAGTCGTACAAGCCGGCCGAGCACATCGTGATCAGCGACGGCCCTGGCGGCGCGGAGTTCAAGGCCCTGATCGACGCGAACCCGGACGTGCGGTTCGCCGAACTGGAAGACCACGACCCGCGCTGGCGGTGGGGGCACCGGTGCCGGATGCTGGGCATCGGCATGGCCAGGGGCAGCATCCTGGCGTGGCTGGACGACGACAACGCGTGGCGGCCGGCGCACCTGGACCTGGTCGTGGGCAGGCTGCTGGAAACCGGGGCCGGGTTCGCCTATTCGACGTCGATGTTCAACAGGCCGGGCAACGATTACCCGGTGGGCGCCGAACCGCCGCAGTATTCGCATATTGACACGTCGTCGATCGTGAACCGCAAAGAGATACTGGAGATAGCGACCTGGCGGGATGAGGGCCAGGAGACGATCGAATGGGACCTGGTCGAACGGTGGATGGGCGCGGGGATCGGCTGGGCGTACGTGCCGGTGGTGACGGTGGACAACTACCTGGACCGTGAGTGATGCCAGGCAAGATATGGGGCATTCACGACATCCGGTCGGACACTGACCACGGCCCGTCCGGGTGTGGATATTTCAGAATATGCTTGCCTTTCGATCAGCTCAAAGCCCACGGCTGGGACGCCGGGTACGCGGCCGGGCGGATGCCGCCCCAGTCCCAGCCCGCGAAGATCATCGTCGGGGAGCGGCTGATGTTCCCCGAAGTGCTCGGCGAATGGCGGCGGCTGCGCGCCCGGCACCGGCTGGCCTACGAAATCGACGACGACATCTGGAACATCGACCCGGTCAACCTCCAGGCGTACCGGGTGTTCAGCCAGCATTCGATCCAGGACGCGGTCGCCACCTGCGCCGGGTTCTCCGACCTGGTCACCGTGACCACCGAGCCGCTGGCCGAGGTGATCCGCCGCCGCACCGGCAACCCGAACGTGGCGGTCATCCCGAACTACGTCGAAGAACGGCTGCTGAAAATGGACCGGCCGCGCCGCGACCAGGTCACGCTCGGCTGGGCGGGCGGCAGCTCCCACGGCAAGGACCTGGCCATGATCGCCCACGAGGTGCGGTACATCCTGTCGAAGGACACCAGGCTGCGGCTGCACATCATCGGCTGCGACTTCCGGCCCACGTTCGGGGTGCTGAACTTCGCCCGGTACACGCCGTGGGAACCCGAGCCGCGTGACTTCTACCAGCACATCGACTTTGACATCGGCCTCGCCCCCATCGAAAGCTCAACGTTCAACCTGTGCAAGTCGAACCTGAAATGCCTCGAATACGCCGCCCTGGGCATCCCCGTCGTCGCCTCCGACTTCCTGCCCTACCAGGGTTTCGTCCGCCACGGCGAGACAGGGTTCCTGGTCCGCACCCGCAAACAGTGGCGGGAAGCGATCCGTAACCTGGTCGCCGACGCCGACCTGCGCGAGAGCATGGGCCAGGCCGCGCGGGAACTGGCCGCCCAGCATACGATCGAGGGCAACTGGCACAAGTGGGCCGCCGCGTTCGAAGGACTGCTTTGACTACTCCCCGCCCTGAAGGACAGGGATTCCCAGGGCTCACGCCCGCGCACGGCCTCAGCATCTCTGAGCATAGCCGAGGGGCGGCACCCCTTGGTTTTCGGGGTATCGCCGCCCCTCGCACGATTGTCTCCCGCACAGTTGCTGAGGCCGTGCTGGGTCTTCCTGTTTCACTGGCCGCTGCCAGGGCTTGCCCTGGTCTTATGCCACCTCCGCAGGCATCACGTTCCGCTAGACCAGCGGTAGGCGCTTGCGCGCGGAATCTATCCTACCGGGAGGCTCAGCTATGAAGATCCGCATGGTTCAGCAGATGTCCGGGCTGCGCGCCGACCGGCAGCCCTGGCCAGGGCCTGGCGCCGAGTTCGAGGTGGGCGACGCCGAAGGCGCGGCCCTGGCCGCGCAGGGCATCGCCGTTCCCGTCGCCGCCGAAGAGCGCAAGGCCGAGGCCCGGCCCGCCGCGCCTGACCCGGCCACCGAGACCCGCGCCGAGCCCGGGCCCGAGCCCGGGGCCGAGGCGCCGAAGGCGCGTGTTACCGGCCCGCGCGGACCCGCCAGGCCAGGCAAGGGCTGATAGCCTGGTACACGCCGGCCGCCCGCGCATCCTGGGGCACTCATGGCCGGTACCGCGACGCGAGAGCGCCAGCTAACCGTCCTGGCTGCCCTGGCCCACTATGACACCTGGCATTCGGCCGGGTTCCTGCGCGGCAAGACACTGATCCCCGCTGACATGAGCGACGCCGAATACTGGCGCTGCGGCACGGCGCTGGCCGGGTTCGGCGACGCCGAACGCCGCGATTCGGTGACCAAAGGCCCCATGTTCAAGATCACCGGTGCCGGGAAGGCCCGGCTGCTGCACGACACCACCAGGAGAACCGCATGAGCCAGGCACACGACGACGCCGCAGCCCAGGCCGCCGACCATCTCAAGGCCGCCATCGACGTGCTGCGCGAAGCCTACGACCACCCGCACCACGACCCGAGGCTGGACAACATCGAAAGCCAGCTCACCAACCTCGTGTCGGTGATCGAGGTCATGCCCAGCCAGGAAGACTCCCGCGCCGAGTACGCCAGCCGGCTGATGGCCGCCTACAAGACCCGGACACTGGACAGCCACCTGCCCGACCACGCCGAGCGCCTGCTCGACCAGGAACTAGCCCGGCAGTAGCCGGACACGCCCCCGAGAGGACAGCCAGAGATGGGCCGTTTCGTTACCTCCATGGAGTCGCAGTCCGCGCAGCCCGCCGGCAACCCCGTGACAACCACGTTCAACGGGTACTTCGCCGCGTGGGTTGCTGCTGCTGCGGCCAACTTCAAGCTGCGCCGGCTGGAGCTGGGCGTACGCGGCCCGGCCGGGTCGGTCACCTCCGACCAGCATTCGGTCGCGGTGTTCCGGCAGTCTGTGCGCGCGTCGGGCACGGGCGTGGCGAACACGGTCGGCCAGAACCTTGACCAGCGCGGCCAGGTGGACCCGACGTCCGGGCTGGACTCGACCACGGCAGCGACAGCGGGCACGGCCGGGCCGACCCTCGGCGCGGTCGTCATGCACAAGCTGACGTTCAACACGCAGACGTCGTGGGATGTGCCGTTCGACTACATCGAAGACCTGATCGTGGACCAGGGCACCGCGAACGGGATCGCGTTCGTGAACATCGGCAACGCCCTGCCGTCGTCGCACCTGTTCACCCTGACCGCCACCGTGGAGGCGTAGCTTGCCGGTTCTGTGGACCTACCCGGCTGCGCAGGCGGGCCTGCCCGCCGCTGCGGGCACGGCGGTCACAGCGGCGGCGCTGACAGCAGGCACCCCGGTCCCGCCGCCGATCTGCCCGCCGCTGGCGGTGCCGGGCATGAAACTGCGGTTGCAGGCCGAACTGGAAATCACGTCCACCTCGGCCACGCCCACAGTGATCCTCGGGTTCTACATCGGCGCGGTCGGCG